ATGTCTTGATAGGCCTGTTGCTGCTGCTCATTGAGGCCCGCAGTAATCTGCTTGTTGTATGGGACGTAATCTCTGTTGGCGAGATTCGACGCATTGTTGATTAAGTTGTAGCCAAATCGCTGCTGATATTCAGGCATCGCGTTAGCGCTTACCGATGGCGTAAACGCACCAATCGCGGCACCGCTAGTAAAGTTTTTTGGCGCCCCAGTTTTAGAGGTGTTTTTTGACGCCCCAGTGTTAGAGGTTTTTTTTGAACCTCCGGTGCCGGCAACAGGCCGAGTCGCAGTCTGAGTTGCGGCAGAGTTTTTGGCTGCGGGTTGATTAAGAGTTCCCCCGCCCGGCAGCCTTAAGGAAACAGCCATGCCTGCATTAGAAACAGCAGGCTTTGCAGCATTCCCAGCTTTAGAAACATTCCCAGTTTTGGAGGCGTTGGCAACAGGCTTTGAGGGCTGAGTTGCTGGCCGAGGCATAGTTGTGGGTGCAGGCTGACCAAATTGATAAGTTGCGTTAGCGGCCTGAGTGGCTGGACGAGCAGCGGCCTGAGCAACATTCTGCATAGCCTGTTTTGCGGGAGCTTGCTGAGCGGCTTTTACTGCTGACGCCTGAGTCACTGGCTGGGTAGCAGGCTTAGCAGCAGCCTGAGTTACAGGCTTAGCAGCGGGCTTAGCGGCAGCTTTGGTGACAGGCTTGGCAGCAGGCTTGGGAGCGGCCTTAGCAGCAGCTTGGGTGGCAGGCTTTGCAGCAGGCTTGGGGGCGGGCTGACCAAATTTATAAGCGGCAGCCTGAGAAACGGGTTTTGCAGCCGTTTTTTTTGCAGTGGCCATTTATGCAGCTCCCTTGAGGTATGCAAGCGGTGATTTTGCGTTAGGGCTGATTTTACCCTTAGCTAAGTTTTTGCCTTTTTGACGACGAATTTCAGAACGCATTTGGTCGAGACGCTTGGCGCCGGCTTCAGTTGATCCATCGCCGAGCAGAGCTACAGTCTCAGCATCAATCACATATTCCCCGTCGGAAAGCCGAGCATTGATAGTGTCATCGCGTCCCGTGCCTGAGCCCTTTGCCAGATAGGCAATCTGGCTTAGAGCGCCACCGCGAGCCTTTGCTACAGGCTGAGGCTTGTTGTAGTAGCCGGTGGCAAACTTGTTCCAGTTCATGGCCATGTAGGTGTTGGCATCCATCCCTGAGGCCTGAGCATCTCGATTGATTTTGTCCCAATCCCAATCCTGAAGGGGCATTTGCATTTGCTTCTTTTGCTGGTCGGTCAGGGTTTTGTCGTAAACTTCTTGCGTTGTCTGAGGGTTGTCTTTCCCGCCCTTGTCATTCTTCAGGTAATCCAAAAGCGGAATTGCGGCCATCCCGAGCATTCCGTACTGGATCATCTTATCAAGAGTCAGGCCGCCGCCTTTAGAGGCAGCATCAAGAATGTTAGGAGCGGTTGCGGCACCTGCGGCGGCCGTCGTGCCTGCTGTTCCTGCGGCGTCCATTGCTGTCGCGCCCGGAAAAAGATTTCCGACATCCGCTCCCAAGGCATTGGAGTTAACAAGATTTCCGGCGGCATCCGTAGTTGCGGAAGAGCCGCCAATCCCTGCGCTGGTCACCACATCTGAGGGCTTGGTTCCGAGCTGAGATATTGGGTTACCAAATTTTCCGGCAAGCGCCGCAGTGAGGCCTCCGGCAAGACCGCCATACATTGAGGAGCGCGGGTCGTAGCCAGCGCCAAACATTGAGCCAAAGCCTTTGCCCGCCTGTTGAATGGCAGCATTGTTTGATTGCCCAGCAAGGTTAGAAATACCGGCACCAGCAGCGCCCTTTATAGCACCAGAAAGAGCGTTCCCATTGATGAGGCCAGCAACGCCGCCTGACAAGGCGCCGCCGGTTAGAGATGCTGCCAGTGGATTATTGATTTCTAAAAAATCTTTTCCCAAGTAGTCAGACAGGCCACCCAGATTGGCACCAGAAAAAGCGCCCTTGAGCACTTTTCCGCCGGTCAAGGCAGAAGTGGCGGCACCAACGATAGTATTTCCAAGAACGCTGGATAATGCGTCGCCGGCCTTCCCAAAAGACAGCGCATTGCCAATTTTTGACACCATAGGTGAGAAAAACGAGCTAATGGCAACAGGAGCGATTAGTCCCAGAATTTGCCCCCAGTTGGTTTTGTATTCGGGCAGCCCGGTAGACGGGTTAGCACGGCCTGAACCGCCCATCTGACGCAGCGCCATAGCCTCTCTAGGGTTGATGTGGGCCAGCATGCTGTCACCGCCGCGCCCAGCCTTCTGCAAGCGCCTAGCGGCCACCTTGAGGCCTCCTCGGGCATATCCCTCAGAGCCTAGCTTCTCTTGCAGGCCATAGAGCGCCACAAGCAGCGCCACGATGACAATTGCGTCAAACTGGTCTGGCAGGATGCCTTCCGGCAGGTCGCCGCTGGCAATGACATCAGCCTTGATTTGCTCGTAGGCCTCTGGATTCTCGACCATGCTTTCAAGCACCGCAATGCCGTCGTCGAGGTCTTCGGGTGCCACCGGCATGCGAGAAATTTGCTTTTCCATTTCAGCAATGGCGGGAGCAAATTGGGGGTCTTGCCGGGCCTCATCAATCAAGCCTTGTCTATCAATTGCCATTGCGTTTCCTCACTCCACAACTTGGCAGAACCTTTCTGCCCAGTCTTGCCAGTTGTCAAAATTATAAGGCACCGGGAAGTTTTCTTTTAGTGATGAATTCTTGAGGAATTGCATCGCCCAGTCTTGCCATTGAGAATCATCATCCAGCCGACCGAATGCGCCATAAGGGTCTAGGTCGAGGGCGATTTGGTCAGCCCAGTCGCGCAGCGCCATTCCGGTTGGCAGCGTTACGCGGATCATCCCAGCACCGTGCCGTCGCCAGTATCGAGGTGGCCGATGATTTGGCCCATTTGATAATCCCCGCCGACCGCGTTAGAAGAGAACCGGACGCGCAGCTCGCGCCGCTGCTCCTTGAGCATCACAATTTGCTCATGCGGAGTGGTCGCTGTTTCTGGGAACGTGAATAGAGAGCTATAGACCTCTTGAGCCCGAGCATTTGCTCGACCAGTGACCTGAACAGTCATCGGGCCGTTTTGAATAAAGTCAGGCTCAATGGTCGTAATTCGGACGTACTTATTCTGGCCCTTTGTCAGATTTGAAAGGTCGGCGGTCTCAAAGTAGCTTTCAATCGGCTGGAGGGACTGGCCATCAATTTCATCGACCCCCTGCTCATGAATCCAGACATTGTATCCACTGTCAGAGGGGAAGCAGCCGGTAAGCAATGGCGCGGCGAAGCCGTTGTTGTAACCGCCAGAGGCTCGGCCATCGGCCGGCAATTCGGTGTCGTACCAGCTCTGCTCCCGCACGTTGTAGATTACGGCGTGCGTGCATTCCGTCGCATCGCCTCTGGGATAGCAGAACCAGATTTCCCCGAAGTGAGGAACCTTGAACGAGAAAACTTTACTTCGCTGAGTCGGGTTTATGTTGTCGAAAAACCAGTTGAGGTTCATTTGGTTGGGCACCTCGCGCACAACCCCGTTGAACATCAGGAACCGATCAACGCCGGCCCAAAAAAAGATGCCGTCGTAATCAATAACAGAGTCTGGCGACATAATTGAGGTATCAGTTGCTATAACGTCAAACTGAAAGACCGTGGCGCCGCCCGTGAAGCTAGCGCGAATTACCGCATCGTAGGCCCAGAAGATTCCGGCTGGGGCAGAGCCAGAGCCTGCGCGTAGTGGCATGCCCTTGATGATTTTTTGACTCCAAACGCGAGCGATGCCGCTGCCAGAGCCCGAAAGGTCGGACGGCGATCCTGCCACCGACCAGCCAACGATTCCAGCCGTTCCGTAGTAGAACAAATAGGGGAATAGCATCACGATGCCGCCCGTCGCATTGGCGCCTGCTGGAATCGTCACTTGAGTCAGCGCTGCGGTTCCGGTCAAATTGCCAAAATAAATATCGCCGCCTATATCGTTACAGACGCATTCAAGGTTTGGTGCCACATGGGCGAACAGCATGTTTTCAGTAGTTGATGCGTCATATGCATTTTGAAACATCCACTGATTCAGGTCATCAGACGTAAAACCTACGGGCGTTCTTTCAGTAATAATTGAGCTGTTTTTAGTGCTATCAATTGTAAAGCGCTCAATTTTCCCAGCGCTGCCGGAATGACAGTATTGAAGTCCCTGCTGGGTAAAGCTATTGAATCCCCGTGAGATTTCGGAAAGATACTTGCTGATTGACCGATAGCCGCCAATTTTTCTCGGCAAGCCGCGCTGGAACCTAACCCACTTCCCATCGGTGTAGAAGTCGCCAGCAAACTTAGTCCCGTCGCGCTTTATGCCGGGCTCAGACCGAAGTATGGCGGTAGAAATAGGCATCAGAACGCGCCGCCGTCAATGTTACCGGCTTGGGCGACGCCAAGCGCTGAATAAGCGTCGGCCTGAGTTGACGATTCAAAAATAGAAATTCCGGTTGCTCCGCCGCCAAGATTTATCAAGGCGGCGCCGGCAGTCGTTGCTTCTGTTCCGCCCTGAGCAACAGTTACCGGCACACTTAGACCGCCAGAATTGTTGTCAGCCGAGACTACATTTGTTCCATTGCAGTAAAAAATTCTCTGCTGACCAGAGGCAACCACTTCGCCGGTTCCCGCAGAAGTTTTCACCGTCAGGGTAAACGCGCCAGTCGTTGAGTTCGTCACCCAATACTGCTGCACGGTCGCCGGCACAATGATGTTTCTGTTGCCGGTCAATACGCCTGTAAAGCTGTATGCAATTCGATTTAGCTCGCTTCCCGCTAGCGTGTAATTACCCGTTCCGCTTACGTCAATTACGGTGTAATCAAAGGCAAAAACAGCGTTTTGGCCAAAGCCAATGGTGTAAAAATCAATTCCGTCGCAGGCAATGATTGCGGAATCGCCGGGCTGAAAGCTAACCGTTGCGCCTTCGTTAATTAAATTGGAGCCCTGAGGCGTCGCGACAATTGCGCCATCGCCGCTGTTGCGGAGATAGCAAAACCAATTGTTTCCGGCTGTAGCCGCAACTGGCAGGGTCAGCACCCCAGCTCCCGTTGATGTCCAGTTGAGCATCTTGGCTCGGTCAGTCACCCCGGCTGAGTAGTTAGAGGAAAATCCGGTGATTGGCACAGACTGAGAAAGCAGGGCGCCGACAGCAACAATGCCAGTCCCGGCCAAGGCTGAGGCATTAGCGTTTGACGTTGTAGCGCCATATTGCAAAGTTTCCCAGCTGCCATCCTCTGAGGTGTTGTCGGTCAGGTAGATTTGCCACAGCGTTCCTGAAGCAATGTTGACAACCTGAACGCCAGTTGCGCTTTTGACTACAAAAATGTCTGCGCTTTTATTGTTAAAAAGAATAGTTTCTCCGGTGCCGGCCTTTTGTGCATCCGGCAAGAAGATGCTGAAGCTTCCTGATGAATCAACTACGTCGATGATTCTGGTCGCAAGATTCTCGCTGGTTGAGGTTTCCTCTGGCCAGCTAAGCGTCACATCAGCATCGAGCGTGAGAGCGCTATAACTGATTTCGGATGGGTAGATATTGGCGCCACCGAAGACGCTTGTGTATGTGGTCATGCTTCACTCCTGTTGGCTGAGCGATCCATGATTCGCTTCAGGTCTTCGCCATTCAATGCTTGCGCCGCTCGGTCGTACATAGCCTGCCAGAGCTGCACACGCTCGTCGTTTTTGAGGAACGGCGTTGCCTCAATGAGCGAGGAGTAAAGCAGGAGGTCTGGGGCGTACTCTGTCAGCCAATTGGTCTGGAATTCTTCGCCAAGGAATCTGGGTTGCTCGTAGAACAGAATCTCAACCGTCTGAGCTGTTGAGGGAGTCGGGGCAATAATCCAGTGCTGATAATCATAGTCGGCGTAATAGGCCGGAATTCCAGTATCCGCCTCATCTGGCCAGTACGAGCGAATGTACTCATAGGAGCGGGCAAAAAGCGGGTTTGCGACAGTCGTCATAGAAACGGTATCGCGCCAGCGGTCGGGCTTCATGTAGACAGCTACGCCGGGCACCAGAGGAGTGGTAACTGCCTTAATGAAGCCCTCAATTTTCAGCTCGCGAGCAATGCGTCGCTCGGCCAAGGTGATGAGACGAGGCAACTGCTCGTAAACGATTTCATCGCTCTCAAGCGTGAAGCCGCGCTCCAGATAGCGTCGGAGGTCTACTAGCAGACTGTCATAGGTCATTGTGTAGCTCATCGGAACCCCTTAAGTTTGGCCGCTGCTACAGCATGCACCTGAAAAATTTGACTAAATTATGGGCGCAAAGGCAGCGCCCATCAATCATTCCTTGCGGAAAATCTCGATGGCCGAGATGACAGCGCCGACAGCCAGACCAATCTGCTGCATGGCCTCAGGGTTAACGCCAACGCCCAGCGTGCCCGCCATGACGGCGGCGCCGCGCCAAGTAGAGGGTTCCTTCGCACGATCTAGGAAAAACTTGAGATTCATGGTGCCCCCTACGGTAGGTTAATGAGGTTTTCGGCAATGCGTCGAGCCCAGCCTTTGCCATACTTGTCGAAGACTTTTAGCTCGGTCATGAATTTGAGGCGCTGACCATTGAACACCGCAGCGAGCCTGTACTGATCCATCGCTCTAACCGCCGCCAACGTCCCCTGACCGATGATCCCGTCATCCTTAACCCCAACGGCCCG